GCATGGATGCAGTGTTTCCACTCGTCTCCGACGAACTGATTGCCAGGCTGGACGACACCTTTGGCCGAAAGCCTGATCGCTCAATGAGCCATCGGGAGATCGACCACTGGATCGGCGAGCAGTCGGTCGTGGACTGCATCAAGCGCTGGCACGCCGAACAGCAAGGGGGCCTGGGTTGATGTGCATGGGTTCATCGCCGCCGCGGGCCACGATCACCGTGCCCGACTACGAGCGCTTCGATCGCATGGCAGATCGGCAGATCGGCCTGATGCAATCGAAGATGCAAGGCAAGACGCTGATGGCGCAGGACGCCCTCAACCAGGCCCTGGCCGGCCAGCAAGCGGCGCAGACCCAACTGCTCGCCGCGCAGGAGGCAGCCGCCAACGCGACTGCTGCAGATGCGCAGCGCATGGCCGCATTGATCGGCACACCCCCACCCGAGCCCACTGCCAAGGCGCCCGTGATTGGCGACAGCCGCCAGGGCATGGACCCCGCAGAGGGCAAGCGCAGCCTGCGCATCGACCGCAAACCCCGCCCCCGATCGTCGGCGTCAGCGGGCCTCAACATCGGAGGGTATTGATCATGTGCATGGGATCCCCCCAGCCTCCCAAGGTCGTCCAGCAAGGGCCGACCCGGCAGGAAATGAAGCAGCAGACGGCTGAGCTGAAGGAGGTCAAGCAGGACATGAACGCCCAGCAGCAGGACTTCCAGGCGCAGCTCCAGGCGCAGATCGACGCCGCGGCCGAGGCCGCTGCTGCTGCAGCCGCTGAGGCGCAGCGCATCACCGAACAGCAGCAGGCCAACGCAGCTGCTGCCAGCCAGACCTACATGACCGATGTGAGCCAGCAAGCCAACAGCGGCGCAGCGCTGACCACGGCAACGGCGCCAACGGCACCCGCGCCCCGCCGCGCCAGCCTCACCATCAATGGCCAGAGCCGCGCAGGCGCAGGCCTGAACATCGGCGCATGACAGCAGAAGCCCGCTACAAAAAGCTCGAACCCGCCAGGAACCACTGGATCGACCGTGGGCGGAAGGCTGGAGCGCTGACGCTGCCCTGGCTGCTGCCATCTGATGGCGAACCCCAACCGCAGTCGATGGAGGAGATCCAGCACCCGTGGGATGGCATCGGCCAGCGGGGCGTCCACAACATCGCCAGCCGGCTGCTGCTGGCCCTGCTGCCGCCCACCGAGAGCTTCTTCCGGTTCGTCCACGACGACATGGAGTTTGCCCGCCAGCAGGCGGAAGCCGCAGCAATGGGGATGGGCCCCGAGCAGATCGCTGAGCTCAAGACCCAGATCGACAAGACCCTGGGCCTGATGGAACGGGCGGTGCTGCGCAGCATCGAGACCAGCAACGACCGCACCGCGCTGCATGAGGCCCTGCTGCACCTGATCGTGGCCGGCAACTGCATGGCCTATGTGCCCGAGGAAGGGTGCAAGGTGTTCAACCTCTACCGCTATGTCCTGCGGCGCGACCCGATGGGCAAGCCGCTCGAAGCAATCGCCTGCGAGCGGATCCCGGCGGATGAGCTGCCCGAGGCGGCCCGCGAGATCCTCGACAAGGCCGAGCCGATGGATGCCGCCTACGAGGACCTCCCCGGCGGCGGGCGGGAGGAGCAGCCCGACGAGCGAATGGTCAGGGTCTACACCCACATCCGCTGGGAGAAGGACAAGTGCCGCTGGTATCAGGAGCTCAAAGGGCACCGCATCGAGGGCAGTGAGGGCCGCGCACCCCGCGACGTGGCGCCGTGGATCCCGCTGCGCATGTTCCGCATCGACGCCGAGGACTACAGCCCTGGCTATGTCGAGGCCGCGTGCATGGCGGACCTGCAGACCGCGAACGCCCTCACCCGGGCCCTGACCGAGGGAGCGCTGGTGTCAGCCATGGTGAAGTTCCTGGCCAAGCCCGGCGCTGCCGTCACCGCCAAGCAGTTCAACGAGGCGGCCAACGGTGCGTGCCTCACCGGCAACCCGGAGGACATCACCGCCGTGCAGGTGGGCAAGGGCAGCGACCTGGCCGTGGCTGAGCAGCGGCTGCAGCGGGTGCAGGCCCGGCTGGCGACCGCCTTCATGCTCACCGATGTGCGCGACAGCGAGCGCACCACCGCCGAGGAGGTGCGGCTGCAGGCCCAGCAGATCGAGAACAGCCTGGGCAGCGTCTACTCGATCCTCACGACCGAGTTCCAGTACCCCTACATCAGCCGCAAGCTGCACCTGCTCACCAAGGCCGGCGGCCTGCCGCCGCTGCCGGATGACTCGATCAAGCCGGTGGTGAGCGTGGGCCTGGCGGCAGTGGGCCGGGGCAACGACCTTGAGCGCCACGCCCGCTTCATGCAGATCCTGCAACAGACGATCACCCCCGAGGGCACGCTGCAATACCTGATGCCCACCGAGCTGATCAGCCGGCTGGCAGCAGCGATGGGCATCGACACGGTGGGGCTGATCAAGACCCAGCAGCAGATCGAGGAGGAGCAGGCCGCGGCCCAGCAGGCCGCCCAGCAGCAGGCGCTGCTGCAATCGCCAGCGGCGGATCCGCAGAAGCTGGCCACCGCCGCGGCCACCGTTCAGGACATGCAACAACCCACTGAAGAACCCGCCCAATGACCGCCACCCCAATCCAGCCCACCCCCGACCAGCTGGCCCTGGCCGGCCCTGGCTACGACAAGGACGCCCTGGCTGGCTTCCTGCAGGAGATTGCCGAGGAGGACCGGGCTCTTGCCGCCGGCACGCTGGAACCCCCGGCGCCAGCGGTTGCAGCGCCTGACTTCGCCACCCTGGAGGTGCAGGGCGACGAGGTGGAGGCCGAGCAGGAGCAGGGCGAGCAGCGCCCCCTGGCCGGGAAGTTCAAGAGCGCAGAGGATCTGGAGAAGGCCTACCTGGAGCTCCAGAAGAAGCTGGGCCAGCGGACTGATTCAACCGTCAAGGAATCCTTGACAGCTGAGCCTGAGCCCGTCGAGGTCAAGCCGCTCACCCGCGAGGAGGCCGTGGCCGGCTACGGCGAGACCGTGGTGGCCGCTGCCGAGCAGGAGGGGATCGACCTGGCGCAGTGGGATGCCGCTGTGCAGCGGGGCGAGGACACCAGCGCCATGCGGCAGAAGCTGGCCGGGGCCCTGGGCCTGCCCGAGGCGCTGATCGAGCGCTACGAGTCGGCCTATCGCCCGGCCAAGGCCCAGCCCGCCACCGCCGGCCTGAGTGATGAGGACGCCGCGGCGATCCGCGTCGAGGTGGGCGGCGATGCCAAGTTCGCCGAGATCAGCCAGTGGGCCCTGGCCAACCTGAGCGAGGCCGAGCTGTCCGACTACAACGAAGCCGTCAACACCGGCAACCCGGCTGCGGCCCGCGCTGCTGTGCGCTGGCTGCAGGGCAAGGCCGCCACGGCGGACAAGGAGCCGGCCCTGGTGATGGCCAGCGGCGGCACCGCCAACCCTGCCCTGGATGTGTTCGAGACGGAGGAGGAGGCGATGGAGGCCAAGCAGGTGCTCACCAAAGGCGGCAAGCAGCGCTACCTGGTGGACGAGAAGTACCGGCGCTACATCGACGCGAAATTTGCACGGTCTCCAATCTTCGTGTAGAAGGTGTGCATGAGTACGTCTGCACTCACGCAGAGCACAGGCCGGCCTAGGCCGACACCCTGACCGCGAACCCGTCGAGATAGCAGAGGCTCACCGCACACATTGCAGTGACCGCTATCAGCCTTTCGCGGCTTGGCCAAGTTAAGGGCAACGCCGCAGACAACTACGCCCTGTTCCTGAAACTGGGCATGTCGGAGGTGCTGACCGCCTTCGATCGCAAAACCGTTTTCACCGGCCGGGTCAAAGAGCGCTCCATCCGGGGCGGTCAAAGTGCTCGGTTCAAGGTGACTGGCCGGCGCATCGCTGGGTATCACACCCCGGGCACGCCGATCACCAACGTCCCCACGGACGGCAACAACCCCAACCCCAGCAACGCACCTTCGGATCGCAACGAGGAGATCATCAATCTTGATGGTCTGCTGATTGCGCCCGACACCGTGTACGACCTGGACGACTTCATGGAGGACGTGCAGTATCGGCAGGACACGATGCACCAGCTGGGCGAGGCCCTGGCCCGCGAGAAGGACGCCCGGATTGCCCGGGTGCTCTATGCCGCGGCCAAGCGCACCACCGAGCCGCTGAACAAGGCCAGCAATGCCGGCCGCAACGGCACCGCGCGGACCCTCAGCGCCGGCTATGCCACCGCCTCGAAGCAGGCCAAGGGGGACGAGCTCGCTTCTGTGATCGGTGACATCAAGGTCGCCATGCAGAAGAAGGATGTCCCCACGGATGACCTGGTGGTTGTCGTGCCCCCCGACGAGTACGACTTCCTCAACGAGGGCAGCAAGGTGATCAATGCCGACTTCAACCAAGGGTCGGCCAATGGCACCTATGGCGGCGGCAACATCGGCCGGGTGAAGGGGCTCCCGGTCACGTGGAGCAACCACGTCACCCAGGCGGCCTACACCAACACGTCCTTCGATCGCAACGCGGCCTACCAGCAGAACCTGACCAAGTGCCGGGCTCTGATCTTCCACCGTGATGCGATCGGTGTGCTCACCCTGCGCCGCCCGCAGCTGCAGATGACCGCCCCCGGCGGTGACTACAACGTGGTCTACCAGTCGCAGCTGTTCGTGGCCCGCATGGCTATCGGCATGGGGATTCTCCGCCCCGAGTGTGCCGCCGTGGTCGAGGTCCCGTAGACTTCCTTCGGAGTGAGGCGTTCGACGGCCCTGCCTTCGGGTGGGGCTTTTTCATGGCTGCCGATAGCATTGGTCTGCATGGCTGCAGAGACATGGGCCTGACGAACCAATGGGCAACGCCAGGCCGCACCACCCTGCTGGAGGCGGTGAACATCGTGCTGATGAACATCGGCGAGCAGCCGGTGTCCACGCTCGAAAACCAGCAGGTGCTGGAGGCCCGCACCGCAGAGGCCACCATCCTGGAGATGCACAAGGAGGGGCAGACCCGCGGCTGGAGCTGGAACAGCGAGCGCGAGTACCCCTTCACCCGCAGCAGCAGCGGGGAGATCGTGCTGCCCGCCAATGTGATCAGCTGGCAGCCGGACCCCTACGAGTTCCAGCACCGCTACCAGTTGCGCGGCCAGCGGGTCTACGACAAGGAGAGCCGCAGCTACCAGATCCCGGTCGCCCAGCTCAAGGCGGATGTGGTGTGGCTGCTGCCCTGGGACGAGTGCCCCGAGGCTTACAACCGCTGGTCGCTGATCCGCGCTGCCCGGGTGTTCAGCGCCCGCACCATCGGCGATGTGAGCGGGGTGCAGTACACCCTGGCGGATGAGCAGCAGGCGCTGATCGAGCTGCTGCGGGTGGAGAACACCCAGGAGGCGCCGAACATGATCACCGGCCGCAAGCGGTTCCCCACCTTCCAGCCCGCCGAGGGTCTGACCGATCGGGCCATGGGGGGTGTGTTCCTGTGAGCCTGATCAGCTACCTGATCCCAAACCTGATCCAGGGTGTCAGCCAGCAGCCGGATGCTCAGCGCCAGCCCACCCAGGCCGATGAGCAGATCAATGGGGTGAGCTCACTCAGCGAGGGGCTGCGGAAGCGTGAGGGCAGCCAGGCCCTGGCCAAGATCAGCGACAACTCGCTGGGCAACGTGATACTGCATCACATCCAGCGCGACCAGGTGGAGCAATACATGGTCGTCATCAGCCGGACAGGGGTGCAGGTGTTTGAGCAGCTCACGGGCGCCGAGCGCACCGTGGTGGCGCCGGAGGGCTATGGCTACCTGGCGTCAGGCGCGAACGCTCGCACAGACTTGCGAGCCGCGACGATTGCGGACTTCACCTTCATCAGCAACACAAAGGTCAAGCCGGCGATGACGGCCGCCCTGGCGCCAGCCACGCCGCGACCCTTTCCCCATGAGTGCCTGGTGTGGGTTAAGGCGGCGAACTACGGGCAGACCTACGAGGTCAACCTGAACGGCACGCTGGTCAGCGTGCAGACCGCCGTGCAGGCGGTGGTGGTTGATGGCAATGGCAAGGTCACTGAAAACCGGATCTCGGCCGCCGAGATTGCCAGAGAGTTGCGGCAGAGTCTGTTGGGCGTCAACAACGTGGAGATTGCCCGCCGCAGCTCAGTTCTGTGGATCCGCAGCGACAGGCCTATCACGATCGAGGCGGCGGACGCCCGCTCCAACAGCGACATCACCGCGATCACCAACACGGTGCAGGCGTTCACCGACCTGCCCACCATCGCCCCCGGGGGCTACCAGGTGGAGGTGGTCGGCGACCCGAGCAACAAGTTCGATGGCTACCACGTTGCCTTTGCGCCTCGCAGTGGTGTGTTTGGCGAGGGGCAGTGGGAAGAAACCGTTGCGCCGGGGGTGCCGTACCAGATCGACCCCAGCACCATGCCCCATGTGCTGGTGCGGAGGCCCAACGGGACCTTCTTGTTTGGCCCGGCCGATGGCACGGCCACGCAAGAAGTGGAGATCCCGTCCTGGGGGCAGCGCACAGCAGGCAATCTGGACTCGTCGCCCGACCCGGGCTTCATCGGTCACCCGATTCAAGATGTGTTCGTGTTCAAGAACCGCCTGGGGTTCCTGGCGGATGAGAACATTATTCTCAGCCGATCGCGGGATTTCTTTGAGTTCTTCCCAGAGACTGCGACAGCAGTTCTGGACACCGACCCCATCGACATCACGGCCACCAACCCCCGCGTGGCGCTGCTCCGCCATGCGATCCCGTATCAAGACGAGCTGATCATCTTTGCCGATCAGATTCAGTTCCGGTTTAACGCATCAGCAGCGGCGCTGACGCCATCAACGGCGCAGATCACGGTGCTCACGCAGTACGAGATCGACCCAGATGTGAGGCCGATCCCGGTTGCTGGCGCGATTGTGTTCTGCCAGGCAAACGGCGAGTGGTCGCAGTTCCGCGAGTTCAGCATCCGTGGCGCTGGAACGGCTTTGGTGGCTGATGCTGCCGATCTGACCAGCTATGTAAGCAGCTATGTTCCCAACGAAGTGCTGCGGCTGGCGGCAAACGACACGGGCTATTCGTGGTTCGCAATCTCCGAGAAGTTTGGCTTCCGCAATCACATTTATGTGTTCAAGTATTTCTCTCGCAACGTGGGCGAAGGGATGCAGCGCGAGCAAAGCAGCTGGAGCTATTGGCGGTTCTCCAGTGCGCAGCGAATCCTGCAGATCGTGTGCGTGCAGGAGACGCTGTATGTAGTGATCCAGTACCCCGATGGTGAGGTGTGGCTGGAGAAGCTGTCGGCACGGGACAGCGCCACAGAAGTCAACGGCCGCTCGCCGATGCTCCTCGACCGCATGGTCAGCACGACGGCTGCGACCCCTGGCCCCATCAGGGTGAGCAACGGCGAATACGACGCCGATGCCAAGACGACCACATGGGTCCTGCCTTACAGGGCAGAGTCCCTGACGCAGGCCTGGTCTGGCTATGCGCCTGGCCAGACCGGCGGCGTCCTGCTTGGCGAGACGCTGGGCGGCCGACGCATCACGGCCAGGGGTGACTGGCGCAACAAGGAGGTGTGGTTCGGAGCTGCCTACGAGTTCCTGTACCGCTTCACCCGCTTCCGGCTATACCGGGATGCCGGCGGCGGCCGGGTGCCGGGCAATGTCGAGCGGCTGCAAGTGCGCCACGCCAAGATCCGCTACCACGGCAGCGAGTTCTTCGAGGCCTGGGTGCTGGCCGAACGCCGCGAGCCGGCTGTCTACACCTTCACCCACAGCGCCCTGGCGGTGCGCAATTCGCTGGTCGGCATCGAGGAGGAGGGGCCCTATGCCGACTCGCTGCAGGAGGGGGTGTTCACGGTGCCGATCCAGTCGAACGGTGAGAAGTGCGTGGTCGAGCTGCGCAACAGCACCGCCCGCCCGTGCCGCTTCGCCAGCTGCGAATGGGTGGGGATGGTCCACACCAAGGCGAGGGCAATGCGATGAACTGGGCGTCGCCGACAAGAGAGCGGGTGCTGCACATCGCCCGCCACCTGCGCAAGCAGGATGCCTTCGAGGTGTTCTGCAGTAATGGGATGCAACCGGCGGAAGCTGTGATGACCAGCTGGCAGAACAGCCCTGATTGCCGTTGCATAGAGGGCGACAGCGGAGAGCCAGTGGGCCTGTGTGGCATTGCGCCAAGGGGGAGGATCTGGCTGCTGGCCACCGATGGCCTGCTGGCCACACCGTCCCATCGCCGGCAGTTCTCCAGGGGTGCAAAGCTCTGGGTGGATGAGCTGATCGCCGATGGCGCCGGCCCGCTGTGGAACCTGGCACTGGCCAGCAATGTGATCACCCTGCGGTGGCTGCGGTCGCTGGGGTTTGAGATCGGCACGCCTGCGCCGCACGGGCCCTGCGGGCAGCTGTTCGCCTACTTCGAGAGGAGGGCGTGATGGTTGCGCCCCTGATGGGTCTATCCCTGGCGATGGGTGGCCTGAACGCAGGCCTGGGGATCTTTGGCGCTTCGCAGGAGCAGGCCGCCGCCGAGCAGGACTATCTCAACCAGCGAGCGCTGCAGGGCGCCAATCAGCAGTTCGCCCAGTGGCAGGCGGCGTTCACCAAGCGCTACACCGACGCAAACCAGCAGTACCAATACTGGCAATCGACGCTGGCCTACAACCAGCAGCGGGCCTATGTGAACAGCCTGCGCAACTTCGAGCTGAGCAAGGCGATCGCTCAGGCCGAAGTGGTGGGGCAGACGCGGGCCGCGGCCGGCGCTGACTTTGCCCTGCAGTCGCAGGCGCTGAGCCAGCAGTTCGCCGAGGCCTCAATGGCTGATGCCGTGGCCTACCAGCAGTACCAGGTGGCAGCGCTCAAGGCGCGGGCATCGGTGGCGGCCAGTGGGCAGGAAGGCGGCAGCATCGACCGGCTGATCAACGACTACGCCCGTCAGCAGGGCGACTACGCCACGATCCAGCAGATCAACGAGGGGCTGCGCAGCAGGCAGTACACGCGGGCGCAGACCGCGCAGGTGACGCAGTTCCTGAGCCGGTACAACAGCCAGCAGTTCTACGAGCAGCAGCCGTATCTGGAGCCGATGCGGCCCTTCCAGCCGCTGCCGACGCTGCTGGCCCCGCCTGCGCCGACGCTCACCGGTGCGCGGCCGAGTAGCGGCCCTGGCGTGCTGGGCGGGCTGACCGGCCTGATGGGTGGCGTGAGCACCGGCCTCAGCGCCTACTCCACCCTCTCCAACATCGCGGCAGGAGCATGAGCAGAGACCTACCGCTGAACCAGATCCGCCCCGAGGCGCAGCCGCTGAGCACCTTCATCCAGCCTGCGCAGCGGCAGGTGGCAGCACCGGCTGGGCCGCTGGAGATCCCGCGGGTGGCGCAGATCAATGTGATCCAGCAAGGCAGCGGCGGCAGCATCGGCGGCGCCAACAACTTCGCCCGGACTGCTGCAGCGCTGGCGCCGTTCAACCAGGAGCTGACGCGGCTGGCGGGCACCGGCCTGGCGCTGTACCTCAAGCAGCAGAACCAGCTGGGCGACGCTGACGCGATCAACGCGGCGATGCGGGCCAAGGCGCTGCTCGATGAGCAGGTAGCCCAGTCCGGCGCTGAGTACGCGGCCGAGAACCGGAAGCTGTCGGTGCAGGACCCGATCGCAGCCCTGATGATGGATCAGGTCAACCCGTTCCGCGCAGCAGCGCGGCAGCGGCGGTTGACCGAGCTGGCCGCGGCCGAAGCCCCGGGCGCGATGCTCACGGCCTACCGGAGCATGGAAGGGGCCTACCTACTCAATCCCGGCGACCCGAAGCTGGGGCAGCTCAAGGCCGAGGTGACCCAGGGCCTGGTGCAGAAGTACCAGCTGGATGAGAGCTCCCCGGGGTTCGCGCAGAAGTTCCTGCCCGAGCTGAACCAGGCCAGCGACAAGATCACGGAGCTGCAGTGGAAGGACCGCCAGGACTACCTCAAGGACTCGGTGTGGCGCACGGCCCAGGCGCAGCTGCTGGGGTTCTACAAGCAGGCCCTGGACACTGGCATCGAGTTCAACGGCGAGCGGATCACGGTTCAGCAGGGCCCCCGGTGGCGGACTGCTCTGCTTGCGGCATGGACGATCGAGCTTGACCGCATGGCCGATGAGCTGGGGATTGCCGGCGAAGTGGTCCCGATGAAAGTCCAGGCCATCCGCGGCGCACTGGCCATTGCGAATGCGAACGGCAACACCGAGCTGGTCGAGCTGCTGAGCCAGGTCGCCATTGGCCCGCCGGACAAGCACGGGTTCCGGGCGCCGGCGACCTTCTACATGACCGAAGACACCCTCGATTCCCAGATCAAGTACGGGGAGCTGTTCTACAAGCGGCAGCAGCGTGAGCAGGAGTCGCTGGGCCAGGCGTACCAGGACGAGCTGATCAACAAGACCTACAACCTGCCTGATGGCGCGACCCGGCTGCAGGAGATCGAAAGGCTGCGGGACGACCCACGCTTCCAGGCGCTGCCGCTGAGCCAGAAGCTGGAGGCCGAGCAGAGCGTCAGCACCACCATCGACAAGGTGACGGCCCTGGGCCGCAGCGCCGATGGGGTGGCGGCCCTGTTGCAGGACATGGACGGCCGGGTGGGGACTCAGTGGAACGCCAGCGAGGCCGTCAGCGAGTTCGAGGCGGCCCTGGCCGGGGCTCCGGAGGATCAGAAGCCTGCGCTGCGGCAGCAGTTCGCCGCGATCAGCCGCCGCAACAACGACCGCGAGGCATCGCCCACCAGCCGCGAAGCCAACGGGGTGATCGACCGCAAGATCAAGGCCAACCTGCTCGCCAACTACCCCCGCACGGTCACCGAAGCAGCGCTGCGCGGCGGCAACATCGAGCAGGTGATGGCTGGCCTGGGCGATGCCAACGCCGCGCAGTCGGCGCAGCGGCAGTATTCGGCCTATCAGGCGCACGTCCGCAACCGGATCTCGGAGGCCGAGGGCAAGAAGGGAGCACCGCTCACGGCAGCGGAGACGGTTTCCGTGGCCACCCAGGCGGTCGATGAATACGGGCGCAGCGACCAGGCCGCTCGCAAATACCTGTTCCCTGGTGTCGATGGCCAGCCGGGTGTTGCCGGCAGCCAGCCGCAGCAGCAGGGAGCAGCAGCAGGGAGCAGCGCCCAGCAGCAGGGCCCGCCACCTGGCACCAGGCCCGCCACCAAGCCGGTGTACCCCAGCGGCCAGCTGGACAACATCCCCGACCGGCAGAGCCGGGTGCGCAGCTGGCGATCCGAGCCGGTGCTGGATGCGCAGTCGGTCGTCACCGAGGCCAACCGGATCCTCTACGAGGGCGGCAAACCCAGCGCAGCGCTGCAGCGGTTCGCCAAGGACGCCGGCACCACCCCAGGCGCCCTGCTCAACAAGCACATCGACTACTACCCCGGAGGCATCCGAGTGACACCAGAAGAACGCGACCGGCTGCAGCGCGACGGCCGGCGGGCGCAGGCCACCCGCAGCGCAGCGCAGCCCACGCAGACCGCTGCCAGATCGCCACAGGACAGCCCGGTGGCGCGGGCGGCTGGCTGGATGCTCGACATGGTGATGGGCACCAAGCCAGCTGTCGCATCGCAGTCCCAGCCCCGGCTGCGGTCGGCGGTGGGTGCTGGCGGTGGTGGGCAGGTGGCGATGCGGGGTGGGGGCGGTGGCGGTGGCACGCCGCTGACCAAGCTGATCGGCTCGCATGAGAGCTACGGCGGCAACTACGGGGCCTTCAACCGTGGCGGCAGCAACCAGGGGCACACGGCCCACGGCAGCGGCATCGACCCCGGCCTTACGGGCATGACCATCGGCGAGATCCAGCGCCGGCAGCTCGCGCCTGGCGTGCCAAGGAGCCAGCACCTTCACGCTGTCGGCAAGTACCAGATCATCGGCAGCACGCTGAAAGGCCTGGTTGACAGGGGGCTGGCATCGCCATCGGAGCGGTTCACCCCCGCTGTCCAGGATCGCCTGTTCATCGCGCTGGCCCGCGGGCGGATTGTTCGCGGGAATGTCGAGGCCACCATGCGCGGCCTGCAGCAGGAGTGGATAGGCCTCCAGTACGCCGACAAGGCGAAGTTGAGACAAGCAACCATCGACCTCATGCGCAACGCGGGGAGGCTCTGACCCATGCCACTGAAACTCACCGGCCCCGCACAGCCTGTCGTCCGCGACCAGCCCCAGGCCAAGTACACCGACGAGAACCGCCCGATCGGCGCCAAGTCCATCCTGGGCGGCCGGCAGGTGGTGTGGGCTGGGCCAGATTGGCGGTGGCAGTCGCCCAAGTCCTTCGGGAAGCTCAAGAGCAGCGGCAAGCTCAACCGCTCGATCTTCAGCGATCCGCTGGGGGTGATCGGCAACGAGCTGCGCTACATGGGCCGCCAGACGCAGGTCACCAACCAGCGGGCACAACAGGGCCCCCTGCGCAGTGTTGGCCAGGCGGTCACCAGAGCGCTGCCTGGCGTGAATGTGGTGAACGCCCTGCCAGCGGTGCTGGGCAAGACCGGCCGCAACCTGCAGGCGGGCCTCACCGTGGGCGCGGCCGAGAACGCCGCCAAGCTGGGCATCGCCCTCACGCAGAAGGTCCGCGGCCGGCCGGCCAACCCGGAGAACGCCGGGGCAAACAGCCTGGTGGAGCGCATCAGCGATGCCGGCTACCGGGTGCTGGGCGCCACCCCGCCAGGGCAGCAGAACCAGTTTGAGCGGGGCCTGGATGCGGTCGCCCGCGGTACTGGCGCTGGCATCGTCGGCACCGCCGTGGCGGCCAAGGCCATCCCCGCCATCGGTGTTGGCGCCGCTGGCGCCGTGGTGACCGGCGGCTTGCGGCTTGCGGCTGGTGAGGTGCTGAGCACCTTCTTCGATGACAACCGTGGCGGCAACCTGGCCAACCTGGGCGAGGCCGTTGGCCGGCCGCTGCCCCTGTCGGTGAATGTCGGCGAGGACGACTGGATCGACTCGGCGGTGAAGTCGCTGATCCCCAATGCCATCCCCGGCCTGGCGCTGGGTGGCGTGGGCGAAGCAGCCGGGGGCTTCAGGAACACCCGCCGCTGGCTGAAGGATCGGCGCACGGTCTCGCAGGTCACGGATGCCCGCACGCAGCTGCAGCAGGCCGGTGTCACCCAGACCGATCCGGCCACGGGTGCGACGGCCTTCAAGCCGACTGAGCCGGATCCGACCGGCCAGCAGGCGCGGATCAACCAGTTCTTCGAGGACATCGGCGAAACCGACCAGCCGCAGACGGTGTTCGGCGGCCTGCGGGGCGATCAACCGGCAACGCCAGCACGCCCCCCGGCTGATGCGGCCGATGCCGCCCCCACGACTGAGGCAGCCCCGGCACCCAAGGCCGACGCCGAACCGGCCGCGGTGCCTGCTGCCGGCGGCGAGCTGGAGGTGGAGGGCGTCGAAATCGACCCGTTCGAGCTGATCTACGACCCCGAGCTGCCCGAGGCGGATGTGGTGTTCAACCTCGTCCGCGACCTGGACGACACCGATCTGCAGGCCCTGCTGGCCCAGCCCGGCCCGGTGGTGCCGCGCATTGACGAGCTGCTCATGGCCAGGGAGGCCATGCCGGTGCGGCCCGAGCTGGAGCAGGGCCGGGTGATGGCACCGGCCGAGAGCGTGGCCGAGCGAATCGGCCCTGATGGCCAGCCGATGCCCTACGAGCAGACGCTGGAGGCGATGAACTTCGATGCGCTGCGCGATGTAGCGGCACCGGAGAACAACCCTGAGCTGTCGCAGCTGATTGGCGACATCACCGGCCGGGACTTCGAGCAGTTCACCAAGGCGGACATCATTGAGGGCCTGGCCAAGTACCGGGAGCGGTCCGGCATGGCCCTGCTGGTTCGCGACTGGCAGCAGTCCTTCCGCCTCACGGGCGAGATCCAAGCCGACCCGCTGCGCTTCCAGTACAAGCAAGGCGTCAACGAGGTCGGCGAGCAGCGCGGCAACAGCCTGGACGGGGTGGATCGTTGGGACACGGTTGCCGAGGGAACGCTAGATGTGTGGACCGACCCGGCCAACAACACCACCTATGTGGTGAACGGCCACAACCGGCTGGCGCGAGCCAATCAGCTCGGGATTCCCACGCTGCCCACCCGCGAGCTGCCGGCCGCCACCGCTGAGGAGGCCCGGGCGTTGGGGGCGCTGGCGAACATCAAGGAGGGCCGCGGCACGGTGTTCGATGCCGCCAAGTTCATGCGCGACACCGGCATCACCAGCCCCGAGCAGCTGCAGCGGATGGGTGCGCCGATGACCGATGGGCACGCTGCCCGTGGACTGGCGTTGTCCCAGCTGCCCGACAACATCTTCCAGGCCGCTGTGGATGGCCGGCTGTCCGTTGGCAAGGCCGCGGCGATCGGCGGCAGCGGGCTGGACGAGACGCAGATGCAGAGGGCCTACAAGGCGCTGTCCTCTGGCAAGGACATGAGCGATGCCAAGTTCAGCGAGATCGTCCAGCAGGTCCGCAGCGCCCCGGTGGTCGAGGGCAGCCAGGTGGATCTGTTCGGCAACACCGAGGCCATGTCCCTGATGGGGCAGAAGGCCGATCTGGTGACCGCCATCCGTGGCGACCTGCTGAAGGAAAAGCGGGTGTTTGGCACCGCCGCCCGTGGCGCCGGCCGCCTGGAGCAGGGCGGCAACGTCATCAACGTGGAGAACAGCCGCGCCATCGCTGCTGACGCCGGCCAGGTGCTCGGCATGTTCGACCGGCTCAAGTACGCCCCGGGCCCAGTCGGCGAGCTGCTCAACGACGGTGCCCGGCAGATTGCAGAGGGTGCCAAGCCCAAGGTGATCGCCGACCGGATCCGCGGGCAGGTGGCGGAAGCGGTGCGGAGCGCCATGGACGAGCAGGGCCTGCCCACCGCACGCCCGGCTGCCGCTGCTGCAGAGGCTGCAGAGGCTGCCCCCCAGGTGGTGGAGCTCACCCCCGAGCAGCGCCAGGCCGCGCAGATCGAGGTGATCCGCCGCGCTGTGGATGAAGCCGAGGTGCGGCCACCCGAGACGCCGATCCCCGAGCTGCCCGATGGCCCGGCGCTCACCCCTGATCTGGCCAGGGCCGATCTGGAGACCCGCGGCGGCCAGGTGGAGCCCGGCACCCCTGCTGCGCAGGCCATGGCGGATGAGATCCGGCTGACGGCTGAGTTCGCCGAGCGCGATGCGCAGATGCGGGCCATCGCCGAGGAGGGCGCTAAGGATGCGATGGGCTACGAGCTCAAGACCTTCGAGGAGAAGAAGGCGCTGGGGATGACGGATGGGTATGACCCCGAGCCGGTGATGCCCACTGAGGTGATGCCCCGCGACACCGGGCCATCCATCGCGGACATGTTCGAGCAGCAGTCCAGGGAGCTCGCGCAGTCGGATGCGCGGCTGTACCGGAGGGTGGGCGAAGGGCTGCAGCGGATGCGGGAGGGACTGGATCAGCTGGATCAGCTGGAGGACCCGGCGCTGGCCCCCGCCCCCATTCGCCCCGAGCCGCTGCAGCTGGCCGATGACCCGCCGCCCGAGCCCACGGCCCTGATCCGCTTCACGCCCACCCAGCGGGCCGAGCTGGAGAACATGAACGAAACCCTGCTGAGAGAAATGGGCTGGAGCCTTGATGGCCCCATGGGCAAGCAGCAGCTTGAGGCCCTGGAGCGCAACATCCGAACCGATTACGCCAGTCCAGAAGCAGGCGGCCTTGATGAAGTCAGCCCGCAGGTGCGTCGGTCGATGATCGGCTTGGCGGACAAAATGCGGAAGGCGATCGAGGGACTGGATCAGCAACCCCAAGGAGGCCGGCCCAAGCCCCGCAGCAAGAAGGCCGACCAGGCCGCCCGCCAACAGATCCAAGCCAACGAACAGCGGATGGCTGAGATCCGCCGCAAAGCTCAACAGGAGGGCTGCTGATCATGTCCAACAACTGCAACGACTACTTCGACGAGATCCAGAAGCTGCAGGAGCAGAACGCTCAGCTGCGGCAGGAGCTCTCCACCTCCGAGGCCGCACGCAAGGCAGGCGAGGCCTTCCTGCGCACTGAGGTGAAGAAGCAGTGGGTGTTCAAGATGCAGGACGGCTCCGTCCGTTCGCTCACGGATGCCGACATCGACCGGGCCTACAGCGATTTCGCCAACCGGCTGGAATCCAACGAGCTCAACCAGATCGTGCAGCGGGGCCTGGGCAACCGCTCCAAGCCGGTGGGCAGCAATGGACGGTTCGTCAACTACCGGATGCTGATCGACAACGCCAACATCAGCGATGCCGAGGACTGGGCGCGGCTCACCGAGGCGCTGGTCGGCACCTGGGAGCAGATGGCGCCCGAGGACTTCCGCCTGGTGACGGAGGTGTGGGGCCGCGACCGGCTGATGGAGACCGTGGCCAATGCCTACAAGGACTACATCGACGCAGACGCCATCGCCACATCGCTGGCCAACAACACCGCAGGGTTTATGAACCTGGCCGAGAAGATGACCCGCCTGCGGTTCGTCTCCGACATGGCCAAGGAGGGCTACCTGAGCACGCTGGATCAGATCCACCAGTTCATGGGCAGCACCAGCTCCAAGGTGCCTGACGGCCTCAAGCAGCGGGCCTGGAGCTCCTACAAGACCGCGCTGATGGCCGAGCGACATGTGGCCGCCGCCAAGCGCAACACCGGCCAGGCACTGCGGTCGCTGCAGACCGACTTCGACCGGCCGGAGATGTTCATGCCCGACATGGCCGAGGCAGCGCAGACGCTGGGCGCCAAGGCCGCAGACGTGAAGCCGGATGAGCACTTCGCCAAGGTGATCGAGGCGATCGACAACGGCGACGCCGAGGCGATCACGCAGCTGCGGATCGCGGCGGTGCTCGACTCGATAGACCCCAACGCCACCCTGGGCAAGGGCTGGGCCAACACCCACATGCGCTTTGGCAATGCGCTGGTGAAGGACGCCCAGCTGACCAACTTCGGCAGCCAGGTGCGGGCCAACATGCTCGGCACCTGGCTGGCCAACACCCACGGGTTCGCCCACCAGGCGTTCGAGAACATCGGCAGCCTCACCCCCAACGGCACACGGTTCAGCCGTGAAGCGTTTGGCGAGGGGCTGCGGGTGGCGTGGGAGAGCGCCAAATACTCCCACGACGGGGTGCGGCGTGCCTGGCGCGAGCTGGCGGCTGATTCCTTCTTCCGTGGCGATGCACCGTTCGGCGGCAACCTCGACACCTACGGGGCCCGGGCCACCAGCAACGACAAGCTCTTGGCAGAGGTGCAGGGCAAGATCAATGCCCCCTACCTGCCCGGCGGCCCGCTGCGGCCGGAGAACTGGGCCAACACTGTCCACAGGCTGCACGCGGCGCAGCGGCTGCTGGCCTTCCACTGGACAGGCGGCAAGCACTACCACCTGCTCACCCCCGCGCTGCGGGGGATGAGCGCCACTGACAGCGTGCTGGGCTACGACGCCTTCCTGTTCAAGCTCAAGAACGACCTGGAGGTCAAGGCACGCCGCGACGGTGCGCAGCTGGGCCTGTTCGACCAGCGCACCCGCGAGGAGTGGGTGGAGAAGCAGCTGGACAACGCCTTCTACCAGCTGGCGCCCACCGAGGAGAACGTGCTGGCCTTCCGCCGGCAGCACAAGCTCAAAGGCAGCGACATCAGCGACGACGAGATCCGCTCGATCATCACGGCCGATCGCGCCCGCAACACCTACGGCTACCCCACGCTCGACACGCCCGAGGCCCAGGGCGCCATGGACTACAGCCTGCGCAACCGGATGCAGAGCGCCCCCGAGGGTGGGCTGCCTGCCGCCATCGACGAGGCGGTGATGGCCGCCCGCAAGCACTGGGCCATCGACTCGCTGGTGCCCTACTGGCGGGCGCCGTTCAACCAGTTCCTGTTTGACACCCGCCTCACCTTCGGCCCGCTGGCCGAGACGGTCGAGGTGATCTTCGGCAAGAACCCCACCCAGGAGCAGATCGCCAAGGTGCAGGCCGGCTGGGTCACCACGGGCGGGCTGCTGGGCCTGTTCGCTGGGCTGGACATGGCCGGGCTGATCGAGGGCAACGGCCCGCTGCCGCCCGAGGCACGCCGCGCCTTCCTGCTGGAGGGCCGCAAGCCCAACAGCATCGCCGGCATCCCCTACCTGGGCGGCCTGCCGATCCTCAACACGCTGTTCCTGTGGAAGGACATCAAAGAAACCTTCGTCAGCGGCAACTACTCCAGCTTCGACCAGTACAACGCCTTCTGGGGGATCGCCCAGGTGCTCACCAGCCAGCTGATCCGCCAGACCGGCTTCGGCCAAATGCAGCGGCTGATCGACGCACTGCTCGACCCGGAGAACGAAATGCCGCGGCTGGTGGGCTGGCTGGGCCAGGGCCAGCTGCCGTTCAGCGGCGTCATGCGCGATGCGCAGCGTGTGACCGGCTTCGGTGGCGCCGACCTCTACCAGGACCGCGACCCGCTGGGCGAGGAGCGCTACGGGCTGGGCGAGGAGGACTGGCAGACCAAGACCGAACGCACCCTGCGCGGCCTGGCCTACGGCACCATCCCCCTGCTGGGCCTCCCCGGCGGCGCACCGCGCAAGGAGCAGGACTTCCTGGGCCAGCCGATCCAGCTCGAGTTCGGCGCCGACTGGAAGGAAGCACTCAAGAGCCGCTTCCACCCCCGCATGTGGCCCCGCGCCAACCAGCGGGTCTATGCCGAGCTCGATGCGCAGGGCCAGCTGCGGCTGCCGCTGCCGCTGCTCACCCGCCGGCTGGAGGGCGTGGCGATGTCTGCAGAGCTGCAGAAGGAGTACAACGACACCTTCGGCACCGTGAAGGGCAGCATCCCCCTGGAGGCCCGCGCAGAGCTGGCTGGCCGGAAGGTCAACGTCACCTTCAGCTTTAAGAAGGAGATCCCGATCGACCTCCGCAGCCAGTTCGCCGGCTCTGGTGTGGTGGTGACCAAGGCGGGCGATTCAGCGACGATCGACCTGGGGCCGTTCCTGAGCAAGCACGTCAAGGGCAAGACGATCGTGGAGGCCTTCACCAGCCTGTTCAACGATCCGGTGTACCAGCGGATGCAGGACCAGCCCGGCACCACTTCCGACCTGGAGGTGCGCGACATGCCGCCATCGCAGCGCCGGCAGCAGGCCGCATCGCGGATGATCCAGGGCATCTACGACCACTACTCCCTGCTCACGCTCGATCAGCTCAACGCATCCAGCAGCCCGGCCGCCCAGGACTGGCGCCAGAAGCGCAGCGCCATCGCCGAGCAGCAGTTCACCCAGCAGACCAACCGGCTGCAGGATCTGATGGAGGCCCTGGGCCAGCCCGCCTTGAGGTAGCGCTGGCGCTGGAGAGGGGCACAATGGATCTGCAACGGTGCAGAGCAAGTGCCCCTCTCCTACGTTTCCTACAGCGGCAACGGCAGCACCAAGGGCTTCGACGTGCCGTTTCCATACCTCAACCGATCCCATGTTCGGGTTGGGTATGGGTTCGACTACTTCGCCAACACCATCGAGCAGGAGTTGACCAGCCCAGCGGGATTCACCTGGGTCAGCAATACCAGGGTCCAGCTGACGACAGCACCGGCGACTGGCACCACGCTGTTCATCCTGCGGCAGACCCCGGACAGCGCCCAGCTGGTGCCGTGGACTGACGGCTCCAACTTCCACCCCGAGGATCTGAACACAGCAGACCTGCAGGCCCTGTACCTGGTGCAGGAGCTTGTTGATCGCAGCAGGTGGGCGGCGCTGGCCGGGTCGGCCGACAACGCGAACACTGCCACCTACGCGAACACCGCAGGCCTGGCCGAGCTCGCCGCCGCAGCGGTGCGCCTGCAGACACCAAGGTTGATCAACGGCGTGCCTTTCGACGGGACGGCCAACATCAACATCGAGAAGGGCCTGGTTTCCGTCACCGACTTTGGCGCCGGCACGACAGCTGACGACACTGCCGCGTTTGTCGCTGCGTCACAAGCAGATGGCAACCCGGCGATTCTTGTCCCTGCAGGGACCTACGCCTTCCCCACGACACCAGCGCTTGCGGCTGACAGCGTGTTTGTGTTCGACCGCAACGCGACGATCACCGGGGCAGGCAAATGGCCCACGTCGGCCAAAAGGATCCATCTGGGTGACGCAAAATCGTGGGTCTCGACAATTGCGGGCGGGATCTACACCTATCTCGATTTCAACCCGGTCCTGAACATCCGGCCGTCGATTACATCGGTTGGCATTTCCTGCGCACAACAAACGTCAGAGATTACATACGGTTTTGGCACCGGCAGCGGGGCATTGTCGTTTTCCAGCTTCATCCACAACAACAACCCAACAGCTGACACCACCGCCTGGCCCTTCTATTCCACAGTGCTGCACGATACCCCGCTGGGGATTTCGCACTGCATGGAGGTGGACATCTTCAACAGAAGCGCCGTAGTTGAAGTGACACCCCACCGCATTGCAAAGGCGGGGATGACAAATGGCCTGTGGATTGGGGCAGGCGGCGAGTACACCCAGCAGCCAACGGTCCAGCCCGAAGCCGGCATCGCGTCGGTAGCCATCGCTATTGTCAGGAACGATTCGCGCCCCGTCAAGGCCGCCTGTTGGGACAAGGGGATCCTGTTCCACAGCACTGCAATACGAGGTGTTGACGGCTTCGAGGGCACCGGCGGGAACGGTTGCGCGATTGGCTTTGCGAATCGCCATTTTATGAAATGGTTTCGCAATGCCGATGATGCGGTTATTGGTGAGATCGGCTCTACATCAAATGGCGTTCAGCCTACGCGGGTCACATTTACCGACGTCGGATTTCTAATTTCGTCGATTACCAACAACAACATAGCGCTTCAAGTTGAGAACCCCGCCACTGCCACAACTGGCATTCAGATCGCCCCCAACGCCAATGCCGGATCCGCTCCGCTGATCTTGGCGCGAGGTGCTGCGGCCAACATTGATCTGATGCTCTCTGGCAAGGGCACCGGAGGCCTCGGCTTCAACGGCGGCACCAGGCTGAAATGGATCAACCCAGGCGACGGCCAACTGCTGGCGGAAGTCATCCATTCCGGCGTTGGCGATATGCGGCCTCAGCTCAACCTGTCAAATGGCCTCGGTTTTCTGGCTGGCTCGGCAGTCAATGGCAACGTTTCCCTGCAGGTCGAAATACCTTCTGACGCTACGACGGGGGTTCAGATCGTCCCCAACGCCAATGGCGGACCCTCCCCACTGATTAAAGCTAGAGGGAACGCCACAAACATCGACTTGTTTCTTGCCGCCAAGGGAACTGGAGTTATCGGCTTTGGCGAAGGCGCACACCTGAGATGGCACAAGGCGTCAGACAACAGCGCTCTGGCAGAAATCGGCCAGACATCCACAGGCGCCATGAGGCCCAGACTGTCATTCACCGACTCGGGACTGCTTGCCAGCTCGCTCGTCAACAACAACACAGCCTTCCAGGTCGAAATACCCTCTGACGCTACGACGGGGGTTCAGATCGTCCCCAACGCCAATGGCGGCCCCTCACCACTGATTCAAGCTAGAGGGAACGCCGCAAACATCGACCTGTTTCTTGCCGCCAAGGGAACTGGAGTTATCGGCTTTGGCGAAGGCGCACACCTGAGATGGCACAAGGCGTCAGACAACAGCGCTCTGGCGGAAATCGGCCAGACATCCACAGGCGCCATGAGGACCAAGCTGTCATTCACCGACTCGGGACTGCTTGTCAGCTCGCTCGTCAACAGCAACACAGCCTTCCAGATCGAAAGCCCTTCTACCGCAACAACCGGAGTTCAGATCGCGCCGAACGCCAACGGCGGCGTGACACCTCTCATTCTTGCCAGGGGAGACGCCACCAATGTTGATTTGTGGCTTGCGCCAAAAGGGGCCGGCCATCTCAGGTTTGGCACTGTCACAGCAACCCCAGTAACCAATAACGGGTACATCACGATCCGGGACAATGCTGGTAATCTTGTAAAGCTAATGACCGCCGCCTAAACATGGACGCAAACAGGGAAATCTCATCCATTATTGGAGACCTGGGGCTGCAGGTTGCATTCCTCCAGGCCAACGCACGGATGCTACGGGAGGAGAACGCCGGGCTAAGGCAGCAGCTTGAAGCGCTGCAGCCGGCCGCGCCGGAGTTGCCTGGCAATAGCAGCGGCGACACGGGGAGCCGGTGAATGGCACGCCACTCCACCACCGCCACTGAGCCACTGGGGCTACTGGCCCTCTATGAGGTCACGCCATTGCAGCGCCAGACGATCATGGCCGCGGCCTCCAGGCCAGTCAGCCATAGAGCCTGGTTCGTTGAGCAGTTCACGCGCAACCGCCCGGCGCCGCTGGCAGGCTGCTCTACACCCGTGCAGAATGAAGCCGTAGCGCTGCCGCAGGCTGATGGCAACTGAACCGTATGGGCTTGCCGTTCGCGGCCTGGGGATCCCCGAGCACGACCGGGTTGAGGGCAATGCCGACGGCACGGTGTTCACCTTCAAGGCGGGCGGCGTCAGTGGCACCGTGGTCTGCACGCTGACGTTCACCTATCACGCCAACGGCAACGTTGCCACCGTGCAAAAGAGCTGAGCCATGTCATACAAGTTCAACCCATTCACCGGGACCCTGGATTTGGTTGCTGATGGCGGTGGCGTTGGTGGCGAATCTGGTACCAACCTGAGCTACATCGCAGAAACCCGAGTTCTCGCGTCGGACACGGGCACAGACGCAACGCTGCCGCTGGCGACGCCTGGCGACGCCGGCCTGGCCCCCGCTACGTCGTTCGCGGCGCTGGCCTACGCGGCGACCACCAGCCTGGATCTGGCGGCCCTGGACGGCCAGGTGAGGACGATCACGTTGACCGGGGCGCTGACTTTCACCACGTCAAACCGTGCCGCTGGCCGGCGGGCAACGCTGCGGCTACTGCCTGGGGCATCCACAAGGACGCTGACCTTCCCGGTTGATTGGGTGTTTGTGTCTGCCAAGCCGGCGAGCCTGGCGGCCAACAAAACCGCCGTGCTGAGCCTGACTTTCTTCGGCACTGCCGATGCCGATTGTGTCGCCGCCTACGCCGCCCAGCCGTGACCACACTGATCCGATTAAACCCGACCCGCTGGCCTTACAGCCTGAATCGGCTCCGGCTGGATGAGCCCTCGCGGTCGTTCTCCCCTGACCCGAGTGATGCCGAACTGGCGCACTATGGCGTGTTCAGGGTGCAGCCGACTGATGCGCCTGCGCCTGACCCCGCGACCGAGCGGGTGGTCGAGGTGGCCCCTATCGAGACGGATGGCGAATGGCTGCAGCAGTGGGAGATAGTGGAGCTGACGGCAGAGGAGCAGGAGGCTCACTACCGGGCCACGCATCCGGCACGGTGGATTCCCTTCTGGGCGGCACTGCCGGCTGACGTGGACACCTTGCTGTCAACTGCCCGATCAGTGTCTCAGCGGCTAGGGGCGAGCCTTGAGGTCGGGCTGGGCAAGGCGGCTGACGGGGACAGCAGGGTGTTTCTGGGGGCCTGGCAGCAGGCCACGGCGATTGGCCTGGTTACGCCTGAGCTGGCTGCCGGCGTGCAAGCGCTGGCTGTGATCCACGACCTACCGCCTGAGTTTGTGGCGGGCATGGGGGTGCAGTCATGACGCTGGGGCTGGGTGATCTGGCGTTTTTGGGGGGTCTGGGCGGCATCACCGACCCTGATGCAGCGGCCTACATCTTGGCGGTGGAGGCGGCAGACGGCCAAGCGTTGGAGGCTGATGTGCGGTCTGCCATTGAGGCGTTCATTGTCGGCTGTAAGGATGATGGCATCTGGCCAGCGATCAAAGCCTTAGGCATCGTGGCCGGCGCTCGCACGCTGGCCGGTGCGTTGGTGCCGGTAGTGGGTACTGCGCCGACGAATTTTAATTTCGTGGCTGGTGACTACAACCGCAAGACGGGGCTTGTGGGGGATGGGAGTACGAAGTATTTGGATAGCAATAGGAATAACAATGCTGATCCGCAGAATAGTAAGCACGTTGCTGCCTATGTCGTTTCAATTGGCAGCGGTGGTGGGCGACCGTTTGTTGCGACATCAATCGGAACAGGTCGGACATTTATCAATGATCAAGTTCAAGTTACGGTAAACAGATCGGCATTCAACAGTGCTACTGCCGTTGTTGCCCCGTGTCTTGCCGGGGCGTCTCGCAATTCATCTGCAACATTTGACCTTCGGAGAAACAACCAAACTGTTTCTTTTACAGGGGTAACTTCGGAAACCCCATTGAACCAAAATCTTTTCATATACAGGCGCCAAGGAGCAGCTATCACTGAATACTCGGATGCCCGCCTCGCCTTCTACAGCATCGGCGAGGCCCTGGACCTCGCCCTGCTTGATGCCCGCGTCACCACGCTGATCAACGCATTCGGAGCTGTTATCCCATGACCTGGACTGATGTCGCAATGATCGCCGTGATGATGGCCCCGGCCAGCGTTGCCGTCGCAGTGCTACTGGTGGCGCTGCTGCGAATTGGATGGGTCGAGTGATGCCCTACCTGATCCGCTTCACCGCCGCCGTTGCACTGGTGGCCGGCCTGCTGGGCTGGCTGCTGAGTGCCGTGCCCCTTCCAGTGGCGCTGGGCGTCGCGGTCGTCTGCGGCTGGGTGGTGTTTGATCTGGTGCAGCCGTTTTAACCTGATCCCATGGCAGCCCGCCAGGCGCCGCGTCAATGGGCCCGGCTTTGCTTGCCTGGGCCCTGTTGGCTACTCTGCAGCCATGCAGCGCAGCGCCAGTGGACCCGGGATCAGCCATAGCCCTTGGCGGGCTCGGACTGGCGGCCGTTGGAGGCCTTTGGAGCGGGGTCAAGGGGCTGTGGGCGATCGCCAAAAACTTGGGCGCCCATGACGCTCGCATTGCCACCATCCTGGCGAACATGCAGCAAATGCTCGGTGATCACGAGGACCGCATCCGCAGACTGGAGCACGACCCATGACCATCGAGCAGGAAGCGCTGCTGGGCTTCGCGCTGTTTGCCATCAGCGAGCTAATCGGCATGAGCAAGCTCAAGGACAACTCGCTGATCCAGCTGCTGCTGCACATGGCCAGCGAGTTGTTCCCGTATGAGCTCCAGCGCCGGGAACCAGCAGCCCGCCACAACCGCCCCAGGCGCCGCGACAGCCGCGGCCGATTCACCGGCGACAGCGACAGCCGTGACTGACGACACCCGCATCGTCGCAGACATCGTGGTTGGCGGTCTGCTGGCCCGCTGGCTGGGCGCTGCGCTGCAGCTGATCGCCCTCAAGGCTTTCATCAAGCCGGCCGCAGTGTGGGCCGGCCGCTCGCCTTACCGCTGGCTGGATCGGATGCTGGGCGGGGCGCTGCCCGATGCGCCCGGCAGCTCAATAGTCCCAGCGGGCCCTGGGGCGGCCGGGGCGGATGCCCAGATGCACGAACCCCATGGGCGCCCCGTAGCCGAGGCTGTAGGGCCAGCGAGCATCGCACCACCGCTGGAGCTCAAGCACTGACATCCCATCGAGGTAGAAATCCACGGCGCCCGTGTCGGGGGCGTCGTAGAGGTGCTCGCTGCGCGATGCGCCGCCGACTTGCGCGTTGATCTTGGGCGGCCGGTGGCCTGAGGTGATGATCGCCGGCCGGTCGAAATGATCCCTCGCTTGCTGCACGAAGCCGCACAGCAGCTTGGCCGTCTCGCACTGGTGCTGGTGGGTGAATCGCCGGGCCTCTGACTGCAGCGTCAGCTCCCCGTAGGCCACGTTCGGGGTGATCTGGTAGCTGAATGGCGAGGACGGCTTGAACGGCTGGGCAGCCTGAACCGGCGTGTCGCGGAAGCCTTCGACCCACTCGGCGCTGTCATGCAGCAGGCCACGGTCCGCCTGGCGGATGTGCCGGCCCAGCGTGAGCACCGCCGCCTTCTGATGCGGCTCGCCCTTGTAGTGCTCCCAGAAGTTCAGCCACTCCTGATCAGTGAATGGCTTGTTGGTGGTGGGCATCATGGGACCAGAACTCTGCACCCATGCAACCGTGGCTGACGCCAACCTGCGAGAGCTCTACGACCGCGGGCACAAGGCCGTGGTCGAGCAGCTGGTCGAGAAGATCGAAAACGGTGACGCAGGCGATGGCGACCTGCGGTTGTTCGCCCAGCTGATGAAGCAGAACAACATCAGCGCCGCACCGATCGAGGGCACTGCCACCGAGGCGATGGCCAGGATGGCGGCCAAGCTCCACACCTTCGGATCGCTGGAGGAGAAGGCCAAGGTGGTGCCGATCCGCCCGGCGCCGCCGGCTACCGCCTGACGCCACCCACGGCCCCGCTGGCCTTCGGGACGATCCCCAGGGCCAACGCATCGAGCTTGGCGCCGGTCTCATCGAACCAGGCCGCCAGGGAGGCCTCCACCAGCTCCTCCTGGCGGCGTGCGGCCACCCGCCGCTGGTCCTGGGCCGCGGCCTCCACGAAGTGGGCTGCAGCGATCTCCAGGGCGTCGATCCGGTCGTCGAACAGCAGGCTGCCTCGGTCGGTGGTGATCCGGCTCATCTGGTACATGAGCGAGCGAGGGTGGCCGTTGTCCGGGTCACGCTCGGCGCCTTCCCAGTCCTTCTGGATCAGCTCGCTGTTGACCACCAGCCGGTGCTGCTGCACCAGGGGCGCGAGCACGTCAATGATCCGCCGCTCCTTCTGCCCAGCTGACCGCGGGGCCTCCTCGATCGAGCAGGGGTAGATGCGCTTCATCACCGGCTGCAGGATCTTGCTGAACATGCCATCGCCGAAGTTGGGCTCAGGGATGACGGTATTGACCTGCCAGCGCTTGGCCACGTTCGCCAGCAGCTCCAGCACATCGTCCTCATACCCCCGGGTGGTGCCGCCGCTCTCGAGCACGAACAGGTTGCCGCTGAGCTCGGCCACCACCGCCCAGGCCAGCTCGTCACTGCCGCGGCCAGAGGGGTCGATCGCCAGCACGCTGCGCCACTTCTCCGACCTGGGCAGCCAGCCCTGCACCATCATCGGCCGGTGGTAGTAGCGATCAGCCCCCAGCCCCACGCAAGGCAGCTCGTTGATCCGCTGCTCTGCGCCGGATGCCCAGCTGATCACCTCCGGCAGCGCCTTGCCATCCAGCGGCATCACGATCAGGTCGCCCAGGCGGATGGGGAACTTGTCCAGGGTGCTCAGCCGGCAGTTGAGCATGTACTGCAGCTGCCAGCTGGCCTTGGTGCTGCCGGTCTCCCGCTGAATCAGCTCCTCGTCATCAAACCGTTCTGGATCGGTTGGGCCGCCCACCAGCTGCGGGTTGCCCTCGATCTCCTCCACCATGAGCGGATCGAGGCAGCCGTCGTAGACATCGAAGGTGTCCGGCTTGGGGTAGCGGGCCGGCCACATCCGCATCTTGTACCCGCGCTCGCGCACCAGTCGCCAGTACATGGAGGTTTCCAGGTGCGGCGTGCCGCGAAAGCTGATCTGCCGGGGCAGCGGCTGGCCCGCATCCGGCAACAGGATCGACTCGAACTCAGTGGTGGCCGCCCACAGCCGCTCCTGCTTCAGCGGGGTGATCGAGTTGGTGAGGGTCTCGATGTCGTCGGGGATGATCATCGTGGCCCGCTTGCCGGTCAGCGAGGGGCTGAGGATTCCGCACGCCCGCACCGATGGCGCACCGTCGCCGCCGATGATCGCTGGGCCCACGTCGAACGCCAGGACGGACTGCCGCTGGTTCTCCCTGGGCTGGAGGCACTGCAGCAGGTCAATCTCCCGGATGCACCGGGCCATGAAGGTGGTGATCTCCTCAGCCTTCGTTTCGGTCGCGCCAGGAATCAGGATCTTCTCCCCTTCCGGGTCGATCCGCAGGCGGTGCAATGCCCGGGCACCGCTGATGGTGGATTTGGCGATGCCACGAAAGCCCACCGTCACCGTGCGGTTGGGGCCCACCTCATCCCAGTCGCAGATGCGCAGCTGCTGCTTGGTGGGTTCATCCGCCAGGCCCAGCTCGCGGAGGATGTAGCAGAAGAAGTAGGCGAACCGGCCGATGCCCAGTTCAGGGGGGATGGGGTAGACGCTCATGCAGAGAGCCCCCCTGCCGAAACAGAGGGGCCCTCACACCACCACCGAAACGCCCTCCGAGCTTTCGCTGCGGCATCGGATTCGGCGGGCTCCCAGGAACCACCCCAGAAGGTGGCCACAGCGTACCTCACGCCCCCGCCTCCAGCTCCAGCACCCTCGCCAGCGGCACCATCGCCACCTGAGGCACCACGGCATTGCCCAGTGCCTTCAAGCGGTCCACCCGACCGGAAAGCCCATCATCTCCTCGACGAAGGACGGGTTGAGATGAATACCCGCGCCATTCGGGAGACAGTCGGGCAGATTCTGGCGGCCATGCCGGGCCCCATTGTTCTGGAAGTTCGAGGCGCCCTTCAAGTCGCGGGCGGTGGGGGTGAGCAGCATCTGATCCCGCAGCACCGTTGCCAGCTCCTTCTTCTTCGTATCGGGCCTGAGCCTTGGCGAATCTCTCCCCCGCTCCCCGTCGCAAGCCTTGGGGGTCGGCAGCATCCAAGCCCAGTCCGTCAGCGTGGTGCCCGGGTTGCTGGTCCAGTGCGGTTTCCGCGCCGTTGCCCGCCGGCTGCCGATCGAATCCATGGCCGTTGGCGTAGGCAACGCACCACCACCGATCCCGCCGGTGGCACGCACCCACATCTGACGCCGGAATACATGCCCATTCCGCATCAAACCCTGCTTCGGCCAGTTCTCCGAGAACGATGTCCAGCCCCCCAGAAGTGATAGCTGCGACGTTCTCCAGGACGACGAATCGCGGTCCCACCAAGCGAACGACTCGCATGAGTTCGTAGAACAGGCCCGAGCGAGTGCCGTCCTTAATGCCGGCGCGGCGCCCGGCCTGGCTGATGTCCTGGCAGGGGAATCCCCCGACAACGAGATCGGCAGAGCCAGCTGCAGGCGTGAAGGTGCAGATGTCGTCATGGATCGGCACCCCCGGCCAGTGCTTCGCCAGCACGCGATGGCAGAAGGGTTCCTTTTCCACGAACTGCACCGTCTCGATGCCGCCAAGCCAGCGAGCGGCCAAGCTGAACCCGCCGATGCCGCTGAACAGATCCAGCATCCGCAGGGCAGTTGTCACAGCTCAAGTGCCGTAGCCGAGCTCCACCCAGATCCCTTCGTAGGCCAGCACTTTCTCGACCAGCAGGTTCTTGGTGAAGGCGTCCGGGTCAACGGTCTCGCCCCAGGTGCTCTGCAGCAGTGTTGCCAATGCCGCCTTGGTCAGTGCGTTCAACGCCGTGATGCGGGCGTTCAGTTGATCAACGATCGGGGACAGGTGAGTGGTGATGTTCAGGTCCACGATCCGCTGCCAGATGCGCCACAGCGGCACCACGGAGCCGGAGAACAGGCCGATCTCTCTGCGCTTGCAGCTGTCCAGCCAGACATTCATCGAGCGAGCCCGGGACACGGCTGCACCAGTGCAGGACAGCTGCAGGTTACTCCGGCTCCTTGGGGATCGCTATGGCCTCATCGAACTGCTGGAACAGGTGGCCGCGGCGTTGCGTGCTGCCCACGGATGCCAGCCGGGGGTTGATCAGGAAGTAGGTGTGGCCGGAGGTCTTGTCCACAGCGCGAGCGATCAGCTTCTCCTGCCGCAGGCGCTTGATGGAGGTGCAGCAGTTCGACTCAAGGATGTTCATCTGCTGGGCCAGGGCCCGCTGGGTCACGTTGACCCGACCGCTGCGCCAGTTGACGTTGGCGATCAGGCCAGTCAGGACAGCCAGGTCGCGGGGCAGCAGGCGCTTGTCGGCCATGGCACCGATGGCACAGGAAGCCAGCTCGTCGGTGAACAGCATGACGAAGTTCTCGGAACCATCCTCTCTGGGTCTCATTTTAGGCGGGCAGAAGAATTGGAATAGCTGCGATGGCGTACTCCTGCCGAATAGGTGATGCCTAGGGGCCCCCTAGGGAAAAGAGAATTGGGCAGGTGGTACAAATGTTCAGCCCAGTGGTGCCAAGGGATTCACCCTTGCCAAAAACAAGGCAGTCTGTATCTAGCACGTTTGCCGCCCAATCCCCCACAGGCCCACCCGAAACGCACTCTGATCTCTTACTGGAGATCCAAAGCAGTCCCACGGCCAGGGGGGAAAGAAGGACAGGGGACCACTGCCACCACGTTGCCTCCCCACCCCACCTCCAGCCGGGCTACCACCCTGCCACGACCACAACTCCCTCCCTACCCACGCCCGCCCTCCGGTGGGGTGGCCGCACCTCCCTGCACCCCTGCAGATCACACCCCACACACCCGGGCTGGTCCCTGCAGATCCCGCGTCATCCGCTGAGGTCCCGTTTTGGGGTCGCGTGATCTGGTGGTGTCCCCCACGCGAGGCGCAGCCGCTTCCCCCCTATGGGGGGTCGCTCTGCTCCCTGGGGCTGCCGCTGGCCGCCCTGGTGCCGCCTGCCTGCCCCTGGTGCAGCCGCTGCGCACCCTGGGGCCTGCCCGGCCAGTGCTGGCGGGCCACTGCTGCGGATGCGTGATCCGCTGCGCTGGGCTGGTGGGGTGAGGGCGGGCGACTGGGGCAACTGGAGCGGGCCCGCTGGCCTGCCCTGCCCATAGGAGTGACTGACTGTTACGAATTGTTACAGGTAGGCACGCCCCGCCCTCACACCCAACACAACCACGCACCACAGGGCCCACACTGGTGACATCTGCAGCAATGCAGACCACCACCACCGAACCTGGACAACCGATGACCACGACGACCGCGCCGGCGCCCGCCCTGGGCGCTGGCGACCTTGAGCAACGGCTGGCGTTCTGCCTGTCCGCTGCAGCTGTGGCGGGGCGTGCGCACCCGTGCATTGCCGCCGCAGTTGGGCGCTACTGGCTGGCGCGGCCGACAGAGGCGGCCCAGCTGCTGGCGATGCACACGCACCTAGTCAGCTCTGCAGCTGTGGGAGTGGTGCTCCTGAACTGGGCCGGCTACGGCTCATGGGGGCAACGATGACCCGCACGACTGCCGCGGCCCTGGTGCTGGCGGCGCTGGGCATGGCAGCCGCCGCCCTGGTGCCACCAGTGCCAGAGCTGCCCGGGGTGACCCGACCAGCAACGCCGCACCACTGGCAGCACGCCAGCCACTGACGACAGCCCGGAGCCCTTGCCGGCTCCCTGCTGCCCTCAGCAGCACACCACCACCACCACCACCGATGACCACGACACTCACCGCCCTAGTGCTTGCCCTGCTCCTGCTGCCCCTGATCGTTCTGTTCTGGGCCACCGAGAGCAGGCAGCAGAAAGCCCGCCGTTGGCGCTCCTACGGGATGACGCAGCAGGCAATCGCAACCCGGCTGGGCTGCAGCCGCACCACGGTGCGCCGACTGCTCGCCGCGGCCTGATGAAACAACACCGATACCGGCAGGGGGCCCTAGCGGTCCCCGCCGCACAACCCCGCGACTACAGCCCGCCAGAGCTTGAGCTGGCCGGCCCGCAACAGGGCTGGCTGGCCCTCGATGGCGGCGCCCTGGGCCCGCTGTTCAACGACCACACCACCACCACCACCACCGAACCCGACCGATGACCCGCACCTATCCGCAGTGGTGCCGCTCCCTGTATTGCGGGGAGACGGCATGCCCTGCTGGCTGCCCACACCTGCCCGAGCTCCAGGAGTTCAGGGCCTGGCAGCAACGCACCAACGCACGCCAGCCGGACCCGATCTGGAGCCCGACCATCTGGCGGGAGGGCGACCGATGACAGGCACCACCGACTGTCCGATCTGGCGCAGCTGCGCCGATGGCCGCCCGGACTGGTGGCGACCACTGGCGCCCAACCCATGGCCCGGGGATGACAACGCCTACCCGTGCCCCTGGGGATGCAACGGCACCGGCCGCAAACCGGAGTTTGCGCACATCCAGGGGGGCGTCTGTTTCGGCTGCCACGGCACCGGCTGGATTCTCGGCCGCGGCCACCGCTCCGCACCGATCAAGCGAAGCAACAGCAGCCGCCGCAAGTGGAGGAAGGAAGCCGGCCGACTGGTGCCGGTGTGACGACAGCCCGGAGGGGGCGCCAGCCCTCTCCCTGCTGCCCTCAGCAGCACACCACCACCAACCAAGCCAACCATGCCAGGCACAACCAAGACCAAACCCAAGGCCCGCAAGTACGACGGGCCCACCCCAGAGGAGAAGCTGGCCGCCGATCTGATCGCCCTGATAGAGCAGGGCATCAACCCATGGCGCCGGCCCTGGGTTGGGCACAACGGCGAACACCGCAACCTGCTGACCGGCCACCAGTACCGCGGGGGCAATCCCCTGTTGCTGGAGGCCGGCAACCTGAGCCGGGGTAACACCCTGCCGCTGTGGATGGGTGCCGGCCAGGCCAAGGCCAACGGCTGGATGCCAGCCAAGGGCAGCAAGGCCGCCCGCATCGCTCAGCCGCGGCCCGTCACCATCGAGGACGAGAACGCCCAGCCGGGCGAGATCAGCAGCAAGGCCCGCAGCTTCACCGTCTACAAGCTGGTGCCCGTGTTCAATGCCGCCGACCTGGTGGGCGTTGACGAGGACAGCGCCGCCGCCCTGGCCCGCCGCATCGACGAGGCGACCGGCAACATTGAGAGCCGGCCCGAGCCGGAACGCCTGGCCCACGCCGAGGACGTGTTGCAGGCCTGGCCCGTGGAGGCCCGCACCGGGGGCGCCCTGGCTTGCTACAGCCCGGCCCTGGATCTGATCTCCCTGCCCGAGCCGCGAGCGTTCGACAGCCGCGAGCACTTCGCCGCCACCTGGGCCCATGAAGCGATCCACAGCACCGGCCATAAGGACCGGCTGGCCCGCAACCTATCCGGCCAGTTCGGCACACCCTCCTACGCCCGGGAGGAGCTCATCGCCGAGATGGGCAGCGCGATCCTCTGCCGCCGGCTGCAGATCGGCTCAGAGCTCAAGGATCACGCCGACTACCTGGGCGACTGGTGTCAGATCCTGCGCGAGGACCCGCGAGCCGTGCTCAAGGCCCTGGGCGCTGCCAAGAAGGCGGCCGACCTGATCGCCCCGGAGGCGATCGAGGAGGGGGCATGAAGCGCCACCGCTACCGGCAGGAGGCCTTGCCCCTGCCGGGCTCCAAGCCCAGCGACTACAGCCCCACACCCCAGCAGCTGGCCGGCCCTGTTCAGGGCTGGCTGGCCCTCGATGGTGGCGCCCTGGGTCCGCTGTTCAACAACCACACCACCACCACCACCAAGGAGAACACCATGGCCATTTCCCTGACTGACATCAAGGAGGCCTTTTTCAACCCGGCCACCGGCAAAACGACCGACGCCGTGCACCCGATCACCGGCCTGGGCCTGTGGTCCGGCCTGAGTCACGACGAGCTCAACACGCGGGAAGGTGCGCAGCTGGAACGGCTGAGCATGGACGAGGCAGAGCGCCGGCAGCTCGAGGCCGACCGGCAGCGCTACTGCAAGGGGCCGCAGCCGATCACCAGCGAGCGAGCAGGCGAGATGCTCGACTGCTTGCCGCCCTACAGATGGGCGAACCACGGCACCTTCGAGCTGTTCGCCGTGGGCGAGCCGCTCACCGGCGACCTGGTGACCTGGTTTGTCCGCATCGGCCGCCAGTGGTTCGAGCTCAACGAGGAGCGCTCGATCACCGCCGACAAGCTGCTTGGCCTCTGCCGTGCCGCCTGATCGCCTGATCCCATCCCGGAGGGCTGCGGCCCTCCCTGCTGGGTTCACCAGCACACCACCGCAACCCCAACCATGCACACCATCAACACCGCAGAGGCTGCCTTGCTGGCTGCCCTGCTGCGCCCCAGGGTCACAGCGCTAAGCGAACTGCTGGCCGCTCAAATCCAATGCCTGCCGCCTGGTGATTCCAGCTGGGCCGACACCGAGGACCAGCTAGAGACCGCCCGGGCTGCCCTCTCCAAGGTGGAGGCGATCCGATGAGGCGACTACTGCGATTCATCACACCGCTGCGCGTGCCGCTGCTGTTCGCGGTCATCCTCGCCGGCTGGCCCCTGGTGCTGCCCCTGGCCTGGCTCGCCCTGCTGGGCTTCTGCACGGTCTGGCTGATCAGGGGGAAGCGATGAGCGCCACCCCTGCAGACGTGGCAGCCATGCTGCGCGGCATCAGACACCACCACCAGGCCATCAGTGCCAGTGCAGTTGAGACGCTTTTGCACATCGCAACAGGTGCAGACTGCAGCGCCGAGCTATGCCGGCGGATGGGCGTCGTGCGCCAAACCGCTAACCGGAACGTCGCTCACTTGATCGGTCGCGGCCGGATCGGGAAGGGGCGGGCCCGGTCCCGGCTGGGGCTGGTGCAGCGGTCGAAACACCCGGACCGGCCAGGCTTCCAGCTGGAACTCACTCCAGACGGGAGAGAACTGATTGCTAGTACATTTGGACTAGCTGAAGGATGAGAGTGCGCCTGCTCGCCACCGTGGCGTTCCCTATCGCAGGGCGCTGGTTTGAGTGGTCGTTGTGGCTTGAGCGCCACGGTGGCCGGCCCCGCCTTGTTCTGCAGCGGTGCCAAACTCCAGGGGATAGGTGTCACCTAGGACCATGGATCTCGCTTCACTGGCCCTGGCTTTAGGCACTTTTGCCACCCAGGACCCCACCCGTTTTCCGCTGCACCATGCACGGCTGTTTCTTGAGGTTGCCCTGAACGAGCCGGCCACGTTCGAGCACCTGGAGCAGGCCCTAAACCTGACCAACTCCAGCGTCTCCCGATCGGTCGCCGCCCTCAGCGATCGCAACCGCCACGGCGACCGCGGCTATCGGCTGCTCACCGTGGAACGCGACCCCGAGGAGGGGCGCCGCTTCCTGGTCCGCTTGAGCCCTAAGGGGCGGCTGCTGCTCCAGCAGCTGCAGCGGATCTGATCACACCACCACCACCACCACCACCACCACCACCAAAGGAACCACCATGACCGGATCAGTTCGCCGCACGGCGGACGGCTGGATTGCCGATGTCACCATCGGCGGCACCCGCCGCACTGCCAAGCGCAAGACCAAGACCGAGGCCATCGAGGCCAAGCGCCAGCTGCTGGAGCTCCTGGTAGCCCGTGGCACGGGTGAACCCCAGGGCATCACCATTACCGACGCCCGGGCCCTCTCGCTGCGCATCCGCTGGGCCGGCAAGGCCTTTGAGCGGACCGCTGCGATCTACAGCCAGGCCGCCGTGGATCACTTCGGCCCGCTCACCCAGCTGGGGGGCATCACCGCCCCGGCCGTAGAGGAGTGGCGGCAGCTGCTGCTCCGTGGCGGCAACCGCCCCGGCACCGTCAACGCCAAGGTGTCCTGCCTGCGGGCCATGTTCAGCGATGCCGTGCTGCATGGGCACCTGGCAGCCATCCCGCCGCTGCCCCGGCAGCTGACCAACCGCAACACCAAGGACCGCATCTTCTCGGATGCTGAGATCGCAGCGTTCTGCGATCGGTTCCATGCCGCAGGCCAACCCGCCGCGGCCGACCTTTTTGTGTTCCTTCTCGAGACCTGCTGCAGGTGGGGCGAAGCCGAGCGGCTGCGTGGGGCTGATGTGGATGTGGATCGGGCCCGCGTCACCTTCTGGGAGACCAAGGCCAACCGCGCCCGCAGCGTGCCGCTCACCCGCCGGGCCCTTGATGCCCTGCTGCCCCACCTGCCGGCCGTGCCGGGCCATCGGGTCTACCCCTACAGCTACCGGCAATTCAAGTGGTTGTTTGAGTGCG